GCCAGGGCCTCCAGCTGCTCGACGGTGGCGCGCGTTACCCAGGCGGCCTGGTTGCTGGCCAGGGTAATCGGCCGGCCAAAGGCCTGGCGCGTCTCCTCGATCAGCAGAGCCCCGGTGAGCGTCGGACTGATTTGCTGGCCGACACCGTGGCCTGCGAATTCATCGATCCACTGGATGTCGTCGGGGAGCTGGATATCCTCGAGCAGAACGGTCATGCATTACCTCGCGGCGGTGAACTGGCCCCGCTCGATACTCTCGAGCAGGGCGTTGGCCTGGTCTTCGTTGACGCCGCTCAACGAGCCGAGCCGCTCGCCGAAGGCGTCCAGGTTGATGGTCACGGTGCGCTCGTTGATGCTCTGGGCGGCCCGGGTGGTGGCCCGGTTGATCGACGCCGTTTGCGTGCGCTGGAAGGCTTGCTGGTCGCGCTGCTCGCTCTCAGCCGACGCGGCCTGGGCGGCATCGCGGGCGTCCTGTTGGGCCTGCTGACGGGCCTCCTGCTCACTCTGGACGCGGATCTCTTTCAGCTTCTCGGCGTTGATCTGTTGGGCGAGGTCGAGCGCTTCGCGGGCGCTGGCGATCGCCTCCTGGTCGCCGAGCTCGCGGGCCTTGTTCAGCTGCTTTTGCAGCTCGGCTTGCTGCTCCTGGTAGCGCAGGCGCTGGGCGGCCTCACGGTCGCCGCGTAGGCTGGCCAGCTGTTGCTCCAGGCGCGACACGGTATCGCCCAGGGAATCGTTCAGGGAGTCGATCTCGCCACGCAGCTGGGCGGCCTGGTCGCGGATCTGGCTCAGGTCGGCGGCGTTCATGTCGAGCAGGTTCTGCACGCTTCGCCCCGACACCTCGGCCATCCACTTCAGCTCCTGGTTTACCTGGTAGGCCTGTTCGCGGGTCAGCTGCATCTCGCCGTTGTAGTCGCGGGTGACCGCATAGAGATCCTCGAGGCCATACCGGGCGCGCTCCTGGGCTTGCTGGTTGCGCTGCCAGGCGCGGGCTTGCTCGAGCAGACGGTCGCGGAATTGCGCGCTGTACCGCATCGCCTGGGCGCTGTTGCGCTTCAAATCGGCCATGCCGTTGCCGGCGCTCTCGAGCACTTTCTGGTAGCTGATCCAGCCGCCCTTGCTCTGCTCTGCCTGGGCGCCGGCTTGCTGGGCGGCATCACCGGCGTCCTTGGCCGCCTGGGCGGTGTCCTCGAGGGAGGACTTGGCCTTGCCGGCCGCCGCCTCGGCGCTGGCAGCCACCTCGCGGTGCTTGTCTTGCAGATCGGCCAGGGCCTGGCGGTATTCGTCGACGCCGATCTTGCCGTCCCGCCAGGCCTTGAGCAGCCGGTCGGTCAGCGTCGACAGGGTCTCCTCGTCGCCGGCCTGGGCGATCGCGTCGCGGATCTCTTTGCCGGTGGCTTCGCTCGTGCCCTTCACGCCCTCGGCCATGGCCGTGAAGGCCTTGCGCACCTTGTCGCTGACCTCGATGCCGCGCTCCTCGAGGCCGTCGAGCAACGCCTCGACTTCGCGTACCGCCTCGGGGCTTTTGATGTCGTCGGTCAGCTGGGCGAAGGCGTCGCCCAGGTTCTTGCTGGTCAGCACGCCGGCATCTTCCAGGGCGCGGAACGAATCGATGGCCGATCGCTCGGCGTCGCTGATGCCGGTCTCGAACTCCCGCAGGCTGCCGCCCAGGTTGCGGAAGGCGGCGTCGGCCGCGGCGCGGGCGGTCTCGGCGAACTGGCCGGCAAACTCGCCGCCCTGGGCAAAGGCGGCGTTCAGGGTGACCACGAACGTCTGCAGCTGCTCGCCGGTGAAGTCCTGTAGCGCCTTGCCCAGCTGGTCGGTGATCGCGTCGCGGGCGTCGCGGCTTTCGTCCTGGATCTGGCTTAGGGCCTGGATCACCGCCTGCACCTGGCCGAAGTCGCCGGGCGCCTCGAGGCTGCTGAATACCGACTTGATCGCCTTGGCGGCGTCGTCGCCGTCCGCGCGCATCTGGCGGAACTGCTCGACGATCGCGGTGGCGGCCTGGCTGAGCCCCTGGTTGGCGCCCTGGGCGACCGCCTCGGCGGCGGTGGCCACGTCGTCGAGCGCCTGGCGGGTGTCCTTCAGCGCCGCGGCGAGCTCCTGCTGCCGCTCGGTCGTATCCTGGCCGGTCTGCTCGCGTAGCATCGCCAGCCGGTACTCGAGCACCTGGAGATCCTTCAGGCCCTGCAGCTGCTGCTGGTAGGCGGCGCGCTGCTCGTCGCTCATCTTGATCACGGCGTCGCGGCTCTGCGCCTGGACGTCGCGGTACCGCTCGGCCTGGCGGATCTCCTCCTCGGTCGAGGCGATCTGGCTCTGCGCCTGCTCGCGGAGGCGCTGGCGGGTCTCCTCGAGGTGGCGGGCGGCGCTGCTGTACTGGCCGGCCCAGTTGCCGATGGCGGTACCGGCCTGCTCGAGCAGACCGGGCAGCTCGCTGATGGCCACGGCCAGCAGGGCGAACTTGGCGGGGCCGGGAATCGCCCCGATCGCGGCGCTCAGGCCCTTGGTGCGCTTGCCGCTGGTCTCGACCGCCTCGGCGTAGGCGGTGACGGCCGGGATCGTCTTGGTGCGCAGGTTGGCGGCCATCTTCAGCAGGCCGGCGGCGGCCTGGGCGCCCTTGTAGGCCACCCATGCCTTGGCCACCAGGGCGATGGCGTCGCGGTATTCGATCAGGGCGGTAGCGACGCCCTTGACGGTGCGGCCCAGGCCCACCAGGGCGTCGCTGATGCGCTGGGCCCATTCCTTCAACTCGCCCGACTTGCGGGCCTCGTTGAACCGCTCCTGCAGGGCGCTCAGCTCGCCCTTCAGGTAGTCCAGAAAGCCTTGGCGGTTCACCTCCTGGATGAACTGGCGGAACGAATCGCGCAGGTTCGAGACGATACCGCCCAGCTTGTCCATCTGGTCGGCGGCGGCGCCCGCGGCGCGGCCCCCGATCGCTTGGATCAGCAGGTCGATCTCGCGGCGCCCGAGCTCGCCGGCGGTGCTCAGGGCCTGCAACTCACGGACGTTCTTGCCGGTGGCCTCGCTCAACAGATCCCAGGCCGGCACGCCCCGCTCGACCAGCTGCAGGATCTCCTCGGCTTGCAGCTTCTGCTTGGCGTAGGCCTGGCCCAGCGCGGTGGTGATGCCGGTCAGCGCCTCCATGCCGCCGCCGGTCTGCGCGGCCTGGTCGGCGATCGCCTGCAGCGTGCCGTTCATGGGGTCCATGCCAAACGCCTTGGCGCGGATGAAGGCGTCGGTCACTTCGTTCAGGGCGAACGGGGTGTTACGGGTGAAGTCCTGAATCCAGGCGGTGGCCTCTTTGCCGCCCTCGATGCTGCCCATGATCGACGCCAGGCGCGTCTCGAGGCTCTCCATGTTGGCGCCCACGTCGGCAATCTTGACGATGCCCTCGATCGCATCGCGGATGCCGAAAAACGCCGCCACGCTGCCGGCAGCGGTGGCCGCGGCCGTCTTGATGCGGCCGGTCAGGGCGTCCAGCTGGTGGCCGGCGTCGGCCGCGCCGTCGTGCAGCCGCTTGGTGGGGTCGTCGAACGATCGGCTGGCCTGGCCGCGGGCCTCGCGGATGCTGCCGGTCAGGTCGTCGAACGCCTGACGGGTGTCGTCGACGCGCTGCTCGAGGCGGTCCTGGTTGCTGGCCAGGTCGCGGGAATCCATGCCCATCTGCTCGAGGCGGCGGCCGGCGGCCTGGCTCTGCTCGGCCAGATCGGCCTGGGCCCGCTCGAGGCGTTGCACCTCCTCGCGGGCCTGGGCGTACTCGCGGCGCATGTCCTGGGTCGGCTCGGCCACCTGGTCGATGGCGGTGGCCAGCTGGGCCGATCGGGTGCGGGCGCGCTCGAGCTCGTCGCCGGTGTCGGCGATCGCCCCCTGCAGGGCCTCGAACCGGCCAATTGCGCTGGTGGTCGCGCGCAGGTCGTCCAGCTGATTGGTCAGGTCCGCCGCCTGGCTGGCCGTGGCGTCGCTCACGTTGCCGACGTCGTGGATCTCGTCGGCCATGCGGCCGATTTCCTTGAGGCCCTCGACGACCGCTTTCAGGCGGATGCTCAGGTCGAAATTGCGCGCCACGTCAGGCTCCTCTGGTCACTCGGAATACGGGGGCGGCCGCGGGGGCCGCCCGGGGTCATGCCTTGGTGTTGGTGGTGCGCTTGCCGATCTTGTGCTGCTCGAGGTAGTCGGCGACATGCGGGCGGACGTGGATCTTCTCGCCGGCGTCGTAGGCGGTGCGCTGGTGGGTGTGCGCCTGCTCCAGCGTCACTTCTACGGTTTTCGGGGCGGTCTGCTCGGTCATGAGTCTGGCTCCTGGTCAGAGTCGGGTACCGGGCGGCCGCGTGGGCCGCCCGCCGGGGTGGGTTTAGGCGGTGGCCATCGCTACGCGGAAGAACTTAGAGAGGCCCGCGGCGGTGATCGTGGTGTCGATCAGCACGTCGCCCTCGATGGTCATCTCGGCGAACTCGTCGCCGATCGCCGGGAAGCCGCTCGAGGTCGGGGAGAACTTGACGCGGTGGGCGGTGATCACGGTGGCCTGGCCGGATTGCGCTTCGTTCAGGCCATCGAAGACCAGCTTGTACTCGGCGCCGGTCTCGGTCAGGGCCTCCATGATGGTCTGCGCCGACTTCGGGTAGTCGACGCCGATCGCGTCCTCGTCGGCCACGCTGCCGCCGGCGAGGATCTCGATGCCGGCGTTGGTCAGGGTGTAGTCGGTGCCTTCCACCAGGGCGGTGGCGGTGCCATCCGGATCCTGGGTCACGGTGATCGCCGTGCCGTCGCTGATGTCGGGCATCTCGTCGAACGCCACCAGGGCGCCGATGAAGGCGACATGGCGCTCGTCGGTCACGCTGGTCCCGCCGGCGATCTCGTTGACGGTCCCGCGGTAGGCCAGGGCCAGGTTGCGCGGGCTCAGGTCGTGGGCGGTCATCGACATGCCCACGCGGCTGATGCGCGACAGGCTGTTGCGGGTACCGCCGCCGGCGGTGGTGTAGTCGGAGAGCTCCTGCTTGGTCTCCTCGGCGGTGAAGGTCAGCGCCGAGCAGTTGCCAACGGGGCGCAGGCCCTCGCCGCCGCTGCGCAGGCCGGCGAAGATGCGGCCCTTGCCGATATAGCTGTAATCCACTTGTGCCATGGGGTCAGTCTCCTGTCCTGGTGATTACGGAGGTGTCGAACGCGACGGGCAGATAGGCGACGCCGGGCCCGTAGCTGGGGGGGATGGGGGAATTGGTCAGGCTCAGCGCGGTACGCGCCGCGCTCGGCTTCCAGCCGTGCAGGGCGGCGATCAGCCGGGCGGATAGATGGCCGCGGTGCTCGTCGGGGTGGCGGCGCACGGTGCGGGTCACCAGCACCACGGTCCAGGTCTGGCCGATCTGCACCACGTCGTCGCGCTGGACGTTGATCGGGGTGTAGCCGGTGAACAGCACATGGGCCGCCGGGGTGTGCTGGGCGTTCTGCTGGACGGTGGCCAGCTCATCGGCGCGCATGACCGCCTTCAGGTCGGGCAGGCGCTCGCGGATCCGCTCGATTAGCTGCCCCTCCAGGGCCAGGAAATCGGCCGGCTCAGACATTGGTCGCCTCCTCGATCTGGCGGTTGATGATGCCCAGCACGCTCTCCTGCCAATCGCTCGGTAGATCGATCTCGCCGTCGCGGATGGGGAAGAACGGCCGCGCCTGGATATGCACGGTCCTGGTGTGCGCTCTCACCTGGACCTCGGTCGGCGGGATGGGCTTGCCGAAGGCCTGGGTAATGGTCCGCTCGTGGGCGGGGATGAACAGCGAGGCGGCCAGGCCGAACTGGTGGACCGGCGCGTAATCGGTGTTCGTGCCCACGGTGGCGAAATCGTCGCCGTAGTCGCTGCTGATGCTCCGCTGCAGCTGGCCGGTGTCGCG